GACAAGGCGTACCGCATCGCCTACGCGCAGCTGGTCGAGTGGCTCAACGACGAGGTTCCGGTCTCGAAGTCCGGCACGCTGGTTCCCGCCTGGTGCTCGACCGTCGAAGCCGACGTCGAGCAGGCCATCGAAACGCAGATGACCGCACAGGGCAACCTGGGCAACGACCCGTCGGACTCGTCCGATACGGGCGTGGAGTGCAGGATCGACTACGACCAGAACATTCTGGCCACTTCGCAGGTAAAAATCGGGCTGCGCGTCAAGCCCAACGGGTATGCGAAGTATCTCGACGTGGAACTGGGTTTCAAAACCGCATAAAACGACTGAACAATGATCAACGGCAGAGAATACGGCTGGGAAGACATCACCGCCTATGTGGGCGGCCGCGACGTGATGGGCTTCCGCTCAATCAAGTACACGACCAAACAGGAGAAGGAGGCGCTCTACGGCAAGGGCAACAAGGCGCTGGCCATCCAGAGCGGGAATATTTCGAACGACGGCGAAATCGGACTCACGCAGTCCGAGGTCGAGGCGCTGGAGGCCGCCGCGGGCGGCTCGCTGCTCGACATCCAGCTCGACATCGTGGTGGCTTACGGCGACCCGGAGAAGGGCGACGTTCCGACGATCCACAAGCTCATCGGCGTGCAGTTCACCGAGGACCCCCGCGAGGCCAACCAGGGCGACAAGTTTCAGGACCTCAAGCTGCCCTTCCTCTTTCTGGAACGGCGATAACCGAAACGAACAACCGTCCGGCTCCGGCCGGACCCAAAACAGCAAATCATCATGGAGAAAATCACGGAGAAACAGGAAGCCCTTGTCGGCCAGGCTACGGTGGCCGAGATCGACGAATGGAAAAAGCGCCACGGCGACATTTACGCGATCAAGGTAGACGGCCACGTGTGCTACCTGCGCAAACCCACGCGGCGCGACCTCTCGTTCGCGTCGAGTGCGGGGAAGAAGGACCCGCTGAAGTTCAACGAAACCCTGCTGCGCGACTGCTGGCTGGGCGGCAGCGAGGCGATCCGCCGCGACGATGACAAGTTCATGGGCGCATCGGGCGTTCTCGACAAGATCATCCCCGACGCGGAGGCCGAGCTGGAAAAGCTCTGAGGGCTACCGAGGTCGATCCTGCGGAGGGCCGCGACTGGGTCCGGAAACTGGACACCCAACTGCGCTATTACCTCCATATCGACCCCGATAGCCTCACCGACTGGGAATGGGCCATGCGTGTGAACGAGCTGATGTGGATACGCAAGCAGGAGGCGGAGGCCGCACAGCGGAAATAGCAGACCCGGAATCGCAAGGTTCGGACTGTCGGGAGATTTACTCCCGTGCGGAGGACAACACCGAGGGCCGCGCCGACATCGTCCGCGGGTCACTTTTCGCAAGTCGCGCCGTTATCACGCACGGGGGAAAGAACCCCGCGGTCCGAACCTTTCCTAACTTTCCATATAAAGAATGAAGGCGAGCAGCAGGTAGAGCAGCGACCAGCCGATGACGATGCACCGCGCCTGCCACGGATGCGTTTCGCGGTTTTTATACGCTACGGCAAAGGGCATCGCAGGCAGACAGAGCAACACGCCGAGCGCTTTCGGAATGCACAGCAGCACGGCCCGCGCAGCCTTCAACACGTAGAAAACCACGGCGACGGCGAACCAAATACCTATAAGTCCTGCTACCATACGCAGCGAAGATACGAAAAAACGGACACAATGGCAAATGTTGTCGAATATACGCTCTCTTTGAACGACCGGATCACGGGAAAGTTGAACAAGATCAACATCACCAACAACCGGGCGCTGGAGGTCTGGGCGAAGGTCGAGCAGCGGGTGAACAGCGCGAACGGCACCATGCAGAAATGCGGTGTCACGTTGGGCAGCCTCCGCGAGCGTGTCGATGCGTTGCGCGCCGAGCGCGAGTGGATTCCGGCCAGCAACATCAACGCCATACGCCGCACCAACATCGAGGTCAAGGCCCTCGAACGGCAGATCCGACAGCTCGAACGGGTGAACGGCGGCAAGATCAAGACCATGCTGTCGGAGGCCTTTAACAGCATTCCGTTCGCCAATACGCTGACCAATCCCATCGTTATGGCGGGCATGGCGGGTTTCAAGGCGCTGCAAACAGGTTTCGAACGGGAAAAGGTGCAGGTCGCATTCGACGTGTTGCTTCAGGGCGACACGAAAGCTTCGAAAACCTTGCAGGACGAGATTCGCCACTACGGCATGATAACGCCTTATATGGCGGCCGAGTTGCAGGATGCTGCGAAAATGATGCTCTCGTTCGGTATCGCACAGGATAAGATCATGCCCAACATGAAGGCGTTGGGCGATATTGCGATGGGCGACAAGAACAAACTCAATTCGCTGACGCTGGCCTTCTCGCAGATGACCTCTACCGGAAAACTGATGGGTCAGGACTTGCTCCAGATGGTCAACGCAGGTTTCAACCCGCTGACGGAAATTTCCCGCAAGACGGGCAAGTCCATCGGCGTATTGAAGGACGAGATGTCGAAAGGCAAGATCTCGGCCGACATGGTGACCGAGGCGTTCTATTCGGCGACGCGGGCCGGAGGCCAGTTCTACGGCATGACCGAGAAGATGGGACAGACGGCCGCGGGCAAGTGGTCCACGCTTCTCGGACTGGCGGGCGACCTGCTGTTCCGCCTCTACGG